GGGGATGGCGGGCTCTTCAAGTTCATCTTCCTCGCCTTCCATGCTCACATCAGCACCCTGCTTCTGCAGAGCAGCGACAATATCGCTTACAAGCTCGTTAGCATCTACTTCGACGGTTTCACCGACTTCTTCTTCCGGTGCTTCCTCTGGGGCTTCGTCGCCAGGAAGTGCTTCTTCCTCGCCGCCCAACTCAGGACCGCCTAGTTCCATTTCTTCTCCACCTAACTCAGTCAAAAACTGGTCGGCGTGCTGTGATCCAATTTCAGCCAAACGCATAAATCTGCGAGTGATTGTTTCGTTTAAAATTAATTTCTTTTTGCTCATGCCGTATAATCTCCTAACAATATATTATGAGGGCTTCGATAGTAAATAGTCTCGGAATTAACAAAAGTCTCTAACTTGGAAATAAAAAGTCCTTTAAGTCAGTGGCTCTTAACGCGATTTTCTGTAACGCCCGTTTTTCTATCTGCTGAATTCGAGCCGGCGTGTACTTTAATCTTTTCGCCACCTCTTCAAGAGTCATGGCACCATGCCTGTGGACAGCTACAAGAGTGCAGTTTAGATCTTCTTTATAGTCGATCCAAAGTCTGCATTCTTTAACAGGACAATCAATATTTTTGTAGAGGCACGTTGAAGCGCACCTCCTCATTTTGCTTTCATTTTCTCTGATTCAGACATAGCTGTCTGAATTCTGTACATTTCGTGATATCCGCTAATACAGTTAACGTGGTCGCAACGAAACCATCCATCCTGTAGTTCTGGTGGCAGCGGCGTGGTAAATTTAACTTTTACCCATTTCCACGGCGGGGTTCCAGGCAAGGCTGGGCGCATCTCAACATCAAGAATAACGCCATAATACCCGCAGCCAGTGCCCCGGCTCCACAATACAACATCCCCTACTTTATAACTCATCATGTTCCTCCTCGATCATATCGAATATGTTTTCTATCTCATTCGGATTAAGAGCAAAATGACTTTTAAGCTCCTCTCCCTTTTTCCGCAATTTTGCAGATTTTTGATTCCTAACTTTACTAATCGAACTGTGCTCGGACTTTAATGATTCAAAAAAATTCATAAAGTCCTTATCTTGATTCAAATATGCAAAAATACAGCCGCGAAAAAAATCTGACTGCTTGATTCCGTCATAATGCAATCGAATGCGCAAATTTGCGTGAGTTTGATCATTTTCCGTAAAGACAACCCTTTTATTGTGTTTGTCTGACATTACTTGCCCTCTAAAATATGTGTATTAGACTCTTGAATGCCAGATGCTGTCTGGCGAGTAAACTTAGCATATGCTTGTAGCGAGGCTAAATCACGCGCACCAGAATATGAAAAGCCACTACGAATCCCTTTATCCAAACTCTTAAGAATCTTGCTCACGTAACCTTTGTATGGAATCCTTGTAGAAATCCCTTCCATCGAAGAGGCACCGCCGCGCCAGTCCTTTTGAGCCTCTTCCGAAGCCATGCCTCTGTAAGTCTTAAACCTCTCTCCGTCAACGTGAATGATCTCACCCGGAGACTCTGTTGTTCCAGCCAGCATTGAGCCGATCATTACACAGTCCGCTCCTGCTGCCAATGCTTTGACAATATCCCCGCTGCTACGAATCCCACCATCTGCGATAATAGCAGCATTACGATCCGAACGAGCACAATCTACAATAGTCTGAAAACCGGGCATACCATGGCCAGTTTGAATCCGGGTTGAGCAAATAGATCCGCCGCCAATATTACATCGGACAGAATCTGCACCCCAATCAGCAAGGTCGTTAAACCCATCTAGTGTGGCTATATTGCCAGCCATAATATGCTTGCTTCCGCCAAAGACTGCGCGAAGTGTCTCAACGGCTTCTTGCATTAGAATATGGTGGCCATGGGCCACATCAATACAAATAAAATCTGCACCAGCATCATGTAGGGCGGTGGAGCGCTCTTCGAAATCGCCGGTCACGCCGACTGCTGCCCCAATTGTAACGTCTGTGGAGGCGTTCAAACGATTCTGCTTTGCGGAGCGGACCATGGTGGCTTGCTCTTCAATCGTACAGTAGCGATGAATAATGCCGACACCGCCAAAAAAGTTCATGCATTCTGCCATTAGCGGCCCAGTAACCGTATCCATGGGAGACGAAATTACCGGTAAACTCAAGTCAATTGCGCGCTCACCCTCGCCCAACGTTGTGCCAATGTTGATGTCCTTTCGGCTTCTAATATCGGAGTACTGTGGCACAAGCAGCACATCATCGTAACTAAGACTGACTATTGTTCTCATCTCTCACCTCTTGTTCATATTGCTCAACGACTTGGCACGCTGCAGTCCAGCAGTCGGGACAATACAGCCGAACAATCCCTTCCTTTTCTCGGACAACCACGTTCCAAGATGACAACATTTCGCGGTCAGTCTTGTCAAACGGGGCCTCACACATAAGGCAGTAATCGGGTAGGTGGGCATAAATCCCCATCTTCTCAGCTAAATCGTTGTTGCCGTGCTTTCTTTCGGCCTGGGCGGCAGCACGGCGTTGTTTTCTGTTCACGCCTTCCCCATGGAAGTCACAACTGGATTGCCCCAAGCATGGGGAGAAGTATTTTCAAACACTATCACTGCGGAAGGAAAAGGGGCTGCGTTCTTGGCATCTCCAAACGTTAATCTTCCCTTGATAAAGTGAATTTCTTTCGCTTTCATCACGTAATCGTGCCAATACTTTGTATCTGTCCGAGCAGGGATAAGCATCACGACGCGAGTATCCTTTTGCTGGGATGACAGGTAGCCTTTGGCAATCCAATGTTCAATACCTCTACCGTATGGGGGATTGACAAATACGATGTGGCCACCCCAATCTTTGCTCAAGCCATCCTCGGCTTCTGTATAAAAATTTTCACACTTGGTATTATAGGGTGTAGCACATGGATCAAGATCAAACGGGCCAAAGCGCCAGTTTAGCTTTTCAAAAAATCCTTGTGGGGTTTCCCACTCGCCTGATGCGCTAGAAAACATAGTTTTCTGAACTGCTTCATTCATTATTCATTCCTTCAACTAATCTATTGAGATACCATTGTGCCTTCTTCAGATCTTGCAACGTTTCTCTCTTGTGCCTAGAGCGAGCAACGTATTTGACTACGTTACCTTCGCAAAAGTTTAAATTCCAATCCTCGATGGCATCAATCACCTCTATCTTGCCCTGATTATAGTGGGTAGGGTGATCGACCATTTCTTTCTTAGTCACCAGTGCTTTCCTTTAAAAGTTGCTCAATGTGCTTCTTGGGATCATTGTTGTCTAGTTTGATTCCCCACTTTTTCACATCTGTGAGGCTGATACCGGGATCGTTTATGCGAGAGCCAAACAGGTTCTGCTTGGTAAGCCTGTCAAGTTCTTCTTCACCCCAGCCCAGCTTTTGAAGCTGCTCTCTGGCACGATTCCAAGAGTTCATACCGGCGCGGCCTGCATGGCCTTGGTTTTGTTTGTCAACGACTCTATTATAGAACGGCTCCAAGTCTTCTTGAAAGCACATATAGTGTTCCACAAAATCTCCGTTCTCGTTAACGATGCTGAACACTGAGAAGTCAAACCCCTTTTTCCAAGCTTGCACCTTCATGAGCCCCATTCGACTAGAAGTAGAGAAGTGTCCGCGTGACTCGCTAGTGCTTTTTAGCTCGCCCTTATATTCCTTACCGCCGACCACAAGAGAACCATCAGGCACATACTTGTTTGAGCGACCGGGACCGGGAACCATGCCGAAGCATCGAAGCTGCTTGTTTTCGATCTTGTCATCTTGACGAGTTCTACTCATCTGTACTTCCTAATGAGCCATCACCTCGGTCACTAATGGTGATTGGATACCAACCATATAAGTCGTCGTCTCCGTTGCGCTCCATGGCGCGGAAGTGAACCACCGGAGTCATAACTACTTGGGCAATCTTTTCATGCGGTTCAATAATCTGTGTGGTTTTTCCAATATTGTGAAGGTTAATAAATACTTCTCCATCATAACCAGAATCAATCACACAGGCGCCCACGATAAGGCTGCGCTTTGCAGCCATACTTGAACGGTTCTTGACTTCTAACATATACCCGTGGGGGATTCCGAATCGAATCCCCGTAGGTAGAATCGCGCCAGATCCCGGCTCAATTACAACGGGCTCCTGCGACTTGGGACTGAAATAAACATCCAGCCCCGCATCGCTCGGGTTAGCCCTAGACGGTGGGTGTACGTTAAAGTGCGTGCGGCACCATTCGATCATCATCAAGCATCATCCTCGATATCAGGATTGGCAGCAGTAGAAAGGACGCTGTACGTGCGGTACAGTTCATCCAAATCAACTTCCCCCTTCATGAGCCGGTATGCCTTTACGGCAATACTCATCTCTTCCTTTGTCAGCCATCCCTGGCGCCGGTAATCGTTGCGAAGATCGCGTCGGTGCTCCTTGTAGGGCTCCATGGCATCTTCAATTTCTTTCAGCGAGCGTACATATTCTACGATGTATCGCTGGCGGCGGGCTTCTTGCTTAGACATGACAGTCTTTGCTTCTTCACTCATTATTCCTCCTATGGTTAACGAGTTCTATGTATAATATAACACCTTATAGCGTCGGTGTCAAGGTTTTTTTGTATTTTTGTCGGACATTTTTGCCCACTTATATTGCTGGAATTCGATTATGTTATCGCGCAAAAAATCATCAGGGCTGCGCTGATATACCTGCTCGTATTCTTCCATCATTTCCTGCATGATTCTGGCCGTTCGCCTTTGACGGCGCTTAGCTGCGATCACCACTACAAGCAGGAATCCTACGCAGGAAATGAAAAACGATGTTAGTACTATAGTCAAAGCTGTTTCCATATACTAAATAGGTGGTATTATTCAAATTTTACATCCACCTTGACATCTACAGTAAATTGAGGTACTGCCAAGTGATTCGCCAACCCATGTTCAAGACAATCATCAGCGTCCAAAAACCAATCAGCGTGCCCTTTCTCATGAATCATCTTTAAGAAATAAGTTTTATTTTTACCACAGTTTTCAGCCATCATATAGTAGAGCTTCTTATTTAGCCTCTCACATTCCTTAGCGTCTGCCTTTACTTCCTCGACCTTACCCCAGCCAGCACCACTTACGTCATGAATCATAACGGTTGCATGGGGATCCATATAACGCATACCCTTCTGCCCGAAGCTAAAGAGGATGGCTCCGCAAGACATGGCCTTGCCCTGCACGATGGTCGCGACAGGCAGTTTGGAGTTCTGGATCTCAGACACCATAGCAAGGAGGCTATATACTTGCCCTCCATATGAGTCGATTACAACAGGCACTACAGGCTGGCCAGTGTTGTGTGCTTTGGCCATCTTTTCGGAAAACTCTTTAGCCGCACTTTCATCGAACCTCCTAACTCTAATAACAATTGGAAAGTCGTCAGAAAATTCATGGCTCTTCAACAAAGGGCTAATGGTAGTAACGTGTTTCATTCTATCTCCTGTAAAGTTTAATAACTTGCTTGGGGTTCAGCCCTTGCGTGGTGTTTCTCTCTTTTACCACCTTTTTAATTTCAGATTCATTCAAAAGCCTCATGGCGCTTTTGGCTTCGTTACAGTGGCTACAGCTAGTAACCAAGTTCGACAAAACGTTCTTGCCCCCCAAAGCATGTGGGCGTATATGATCGAGATGCAGTATAATATCCTCTGTATTCCAGGGTGCTCGGCCACAATAAATACAGCGAAAATTATCTCGGTGCAACACTGTAAATCTTTTTCCTTGAGCAACTTTCTTCGTTGCAACAGCTTTACACTTTTTTGAACAATACTTATGGTTTACAGCTTTAACACGAAACTTCTCGCCACAAACTACGCATCGATCAGTCAAAGAACCCCGGCTCCTAATTATCGCAGCTTCAATGGCTTCTTTTCTTTTTTGATGCCAGTTCATTTTATCCCAATAGTCTAAAATTGTGATGAATCGAACGAGTGCTAAAGCCCCACTTTGGATCGTACTCAAGTCGTGCCATATATGGACGGTTAATCTGTACGTTGTCGCCGCGCTCGGGCTTGACACCCCAACACTTAATCTTCGTGGTCTTGCTGGTAGAGTCAATCACCTCAACAATCCAGTACACCTTGCCGTGCTTGGTCTTGCGCGATACAATCTTGCGCGGCACAAACCACGCAACCTGCAGGTCAGGATCAAACTCTCCAAGCGGAGGAACGAACTTCTCTTCAAGACGACGACGAACATTATCATCCAGAACCAAATCAAACGGGAAAACGCCAGTCAAGTCAACCTTGTATTGAATCAGTTCCTCTTCGGTAAAATCTCCTTCGGGCGCATAAGTCTCGACATTCTCGTTGAAGCGCTTCTTGTTCTTGGGTCTGTCAACTGCAACCGCCGACCAGAAATGCTTGAGTCCTGTGAACCTGTCGTCCATTAAACAATCCAATGCCTGACAACGAATTAGAACATCTAGAGCCTTCTTGTTTAGCTTGGAATACGTGATGTTCTCGTTAAAAAGAAACTCTTCGATACTATTGAACGGACGATTCGCGAGCACTTGAGCAATCGCTGCGTCACCTAGACCCTTGACCGAAGTAAGCGGCTGGATGAGCGTTTGCCCGTCTTCACTGATCTCCCAAACTGCACCGGACTTGTTAATGTCGAGCGGAGCAATCTCAAAGCCAAAGTTCTTGGCAATATTAATTGCCTTTTCCTTGCGAGACTCAGGCTCTTTATCCAAGAAGGATGCCAGCCACTCAGAAGGATAATAATTCATCAGCCATGCGCATTGAAACGAGAGGACCGAGTACGACACTGCATGTGACTTATTGAAGCCATAGCCAGAAAAGTACTCAAAAGTATCCCACAGTCTTTGAGCATCCGACTTTGAAAGGCCCTTCTCTTCGCAGCCTTGCATAAACTTTTGATGAATAGCCGTTTTCTTATCATGCTTCCCTGTTCCCTTCTTAGTAAGTAGCTTGCGAAGAAGGTTTCCTTCATCCAGCGTCAGATTCTTGCCCAGCTTATGAGCCAGCAAAGCAATCTGCTCTTGGAAAATAAGGAACCCGAATGTCTCTTGCGTAACCTCCTCCACGATTGGGTGAACATACTTAATATATTGTGGACTCTGCTTCGCTTCTACATAATCCTTGTCCACGCCGGCACTCAAGGGGCCGGGGCGAAAGATAGAAGCAACGGTAGCAATGTCGATAAGACTGTCTGGCTTAGCGCGAACACAAAAGTCCTGCGCACCGTTCTCTGTAAACTGGAAGATTCCACCCCACTTGCCAGCCTGAAAAATATTTGTATAGACATCTGCATCATCGAAGTCAATTCGATCTGGGTGAAGTTTAGTATTATAAAAATCCCTCACTTGCTCAAAGGTCGGCTCTTCAATATCGTGATGACGCTGAAGGATAAGACGAATTGCACCATCGAACATGCGCAGTGTAGACAACCCAAGGATGTCGAACTTAATAAATCCCATCGGTTCCAAGTGTCGGACGTTCTGTCCTTCGCTCCATGGAGTCTGGCGAACACCGCCTGAGTTAATCAGGGGCATGTGCTGGTCAAGGTTCTCTGCGACCACTACGCCACCAGCGTGACGAGAGCAGGAGCGAACCTGTCCATATAATGCCTCAACGTGAGTCTTGACATGCGGGTATTGATTTAGAAACTTCTGTAGCGAACCGCTAAACTCCATCACCTCTTCAAAGGTAGGGGCGTACACGCCAGCCTTAATCCCGTGACGCTGCTTTGCTGGTCCAGTTGCTTCATACAACATGGCACCAGTGACTGCGTTAACCTCTGTGAATGGGATCCCATAGAACTTAGAGATGTCTTTAATGAGAGAACGAAGCTGCAGCGTGTTCCAGTTAGAAATGGGCGCAACAGTATCTTCGCCCCACTGTTCAATCAAGTCTTCTTTGAGTACCATTGGGTCTGATACATCGTAATCAATGTCAGGATAATCCGTAGCATCAGAACGCAGGAAACGAGAGAACAGGAGCCCATGCCTAATAGGATCAATCTGTGTGATACCAAGCGCATATGCTGTCAGCGAGCCGGCAGCAGAACCACGACCGGGGCCAGTCAGCATCTTCTCCTGTGCCTTATCCGCAATAGCCTTCATGGTCAGGAAGTACTTGCTGAATCCTCGGTCATCGATAACGCCCAACTCGCGCTTAAGGCGCGCAATGTAATCTTCGTTCTCATGATAGCCCAACGCCTTAAGACCCTCAAAGCTTAGTTTTACTAGGGCCTGGGTAGCAGTCAGTCCTGCCGGAACAACAAAGTCGGGCAACCGAACGGTATTATCAGGGAAGAAACTGTCGATACGAGCCGACGCAATGTCGTATGCGTTGGTGATTGATTCAAGAACCACATCATCATCATACTCATAGCCAGCAGCATACTTCTCGTAGCTCTCCCACATCTGGTCACCGTTCTTGGGATACAGTTCGTACCCGATTTCATCTACATCAATAGGCAACTCATTACTTTCATAGTCGGGCTTACTCTTGCCGAGCCAGCCTAGACGCTTGTACAACTCTCGATCCTTCCAAGCAGCGGGATTCGGATAATGACTATCGGCTGTTGAAACCAACTCGATGCCGAACTCATCTTGCATTTGGATGATACACTGATTCAACGCGTGTTGTTCTGGTACACTGTTCCACTGCAACTCTCCATACCAGCGGTCGCCAAAGATGCCAGTCATGCGACGAGTAGTCTCGCGCATGCGCTCAAGGCATGCCTCTTCATCAAAAGTGGTCTTCTTGGTTTCGTCATCATAGCTCCGGCTTTGCCAGTAATCCTGTGCATATACACCGCCTAGACATGCGGAAGATGCAATGATGCCCTCCGAGTACTTTTCAAGCAAAGCGTAATCCATTCGAGGATAACGATAATAATTTTCTGGCTTGTAGCTCTCAGAGATAAGCTTAAAGAGATTGTTTAGACCAGTCTGATTCTGCGCTACCAAAATAAGGTGCGCACGGCGGCGAAGAACATCCTTTACTGCCTTCTTGCTCGCGCCTTCGTCTTCAATAGTCGTGCCCGTCTGGGATTCTTCTTTCTTATTCTTGGCCTTGGCTCGGACCTCTTCATATTCGGTCCTCCATTCCGCAACGGAGGGAATGAAATAAGCCTCGACGCCAAAGATGGGCTTGAAGTCTTTACCTTCGGCCTGCATCTTCTTGGCGTGTAGAACCTGATGGGCTAGCCCATTCATGTTGCCATGATCAGTGAGAGCCAGGGCATTGCAACCATTCTGGTAGGCAAAGTCCATATGCTCCTGCGGATAGCCGATAGCATCAAAAATGGACCCAGCAACGCTGTGCCCGTGTAGGTTAACAAATGGAATCTTTGATTCGACGCGAGTTGTCATGTGTGGCTATGCCTCTTCAATGATGTTGTCAACAAGACGGACGAAATCAACAGGCGACAAAGCGTTCCCTTGAGTGCTCTCTTGTACGACATGATAGCGAAGACCGCCTAGGCGGTGGCGCAGACGGTCGAGCTTCTGGCGAAGCTCGTCGTTTTCAGTCTTAAGCTGATTAGTTGTTGTATTAGTGTTAGTGTTAGTAGGCATCGTTTTCTCCTTGTTTAATATCCATGCCAATGGGGTTAAGCTTAGCAACCGGTAAAATATATTTTGGTCGCTCAATGGTTTCTGCCTCCGGTGAGGCTAAAAAGTTTCTGTACGGTTCCCATCCATTCACTGGATAATACCATGGGACTTCAACCACACTTGCACCTTCTATTATAGCAGATTCAAACACAATGTCAAGCGAAAAGAACCGTGCAGAGTATCTTTTTTCAGTTGGTAGTTTCTCAGTCGGATACTTACCGTCCTTGAGATTATTAGCGGTCCACATTCCTGTGCCCTTCTTCCGCACGTTGCGCCTGAATCTCTTGAAGTCGTCTGCATCAAACGTGAAACTTAGATAGTGTCCTTCGCGGATTGTCTCATTCCCACAGGATAGGTAGAACCCATCTTGTGATGAAATTTGCTTTCTATATGATCTTAGTATCGTTGGGTCGTATACGCCAGAAGAAAATGCAACAAAATATCGATCAGGAATAATCCACTTACTCATTTGATTAGAGATATGATATGCGGTCAAGGCTCCATGGAGTACGCTCCAGCCTAGGCAATCTCTTCTGTCTCTATCCTTTGGATGGATGGGGACATAGAAGATTGGAATCTGGCGGCGGCTTTCGCTAGGAAAGCGGTCCATCCCCCTGTTTCTCCAGACAGGATCCTCAACATAGTCTCCCAGCACATGCTTGATAGCAGGCGCAACATCATCGTTGCAAACAATCCAGATGGTTTCACAGCCAGCATATGCACACTGGGTAACTGCATTTTCCAAAGCTGTATAGTTTTCCGATAACGGAAGGAGGTAATTTGGAAGTAAAAGGTTAATGTTTGACGACTCCCCTGCAAGGGGTATGATTCCAGCAAGGTGGAACGAACGAGAATTGTTATAGCCTTTTTCGATCATGACTTTAATAACACCTTCGGAATGTAGGGGTTAGCTGGAATTCGGGGGCCTTGATTGTTATATCTGATTTCTGCCAGCATCTCTTCGGCGGACAGTCGGTTAAAGATTAGTGATTCATCTATACCATGGTACGAATGCATCGCTATTCTTTCTTTCTCTCTCTTATCAAATTCTATTTTAAGCGCATAGTGCTTGGAAGTGCCATATTTGGGGCATATGCCATTACTTCTACCACGAATGCCGTTATCTTTCATTGTGTCCAAAATCTTAAACTTCGCATAAGTGCTAGAGTATTCAAACTGATCTATTTGCTCTTCGTCTAAAAAAGATATAGCGCACAAGTCTTTCTTCTCAGGATGATGGCCATCTATACGCTCAGAAGGATAAAAATAAATCTCTCTAACTAGCTCGTCGTCAGGAGCGAGGATTCGATGATACTCATGCTTCATGCCCGAACGAACATTGAACCAATCTGTAATCCTATATTGCTCACAAGAGGTTCGAACCGGGGGCAAGCCAACAACATCGTGGTCATCAAAAAACCACAAACAATCATATGAAATTTTAGCAACTCTTGAACGATTTTTAGTTATTACTGTAAGAATTTTATCATCATCTAATCGGATTGAACTGGCATTGTCGGCAAAGGGCAACTGACCACCCATAGATAAGATCATGTACAGCCGGCGCCATAATTCGATTTGAGATTCTGTTTCGCCTTTCCCAAAGCCATAAGAACTGTAGTCAACATTGTCCATACTATCGTAAATTTTAGGTACGGAAGTGCCGTATCCAATAACTGGATGCCCAGTATAAAACGCATATATAAAGGCACTCAAATTATACCCAATAATTACGTTTTCCCATTTATATAGATGACCTTTCACTCAGCCTCTTCCAACGAAGCCAGAACGTAATTCTCTAAAACCAATAGATAGTTCTGCTCATGAAGCTTCAAGTTTTTAACCATGTGTCTCTCAACCGCGATCATGTCGCCGGACTCAAGGTTAATAGTGCAATCGTCAGCACGGCCAATCACACGATAATAATCATACTCCTTCTTTGGAGCCTGATAGTTGTCAGGAAGCACGAAGCCCTTCTGATTATCTGGTGCTGTGGCCAACTCTTCGATCTGAAGATGCCGGTTCTTTGGTTTAATAACTTTCATGTCTTCTCCTAAATTGTACATGTGTCGTTTGTGCAGAACTTTGAACCATCGCCTGCAGTGTCCGTATTAACTCTATCAATGGGCGTAATCTTACTATTCATTTTCGTATATTCCTTCTCGGTGATAGGTTCATAAGGCGCCTGTTTGTAACCAGTAGATTTATAAGCCAAGAATGAAACCGCTTTCAATCTTGTCTCGTACATTTCCAAAGCGCTCTTAAGACTGTCAGCCTCTTCTGGCCGAAAGGTTACTGTCACAGAGACAGAGTTGTCTGCCCAAAAATGCTGATACTGTGCGGCAATCTCAAGCTGTTCCCACATAGAAACATCCTTCTTGCTCCTCTCAAAGTACGGCTCATGGACGGGAAACTCAACAACAGTAGTGTTAGGAGAGTATGCGTCAGGCTCCATCTTGTAGCCTGCTTCGCGCAACGGTTCTAACAAGTCCGAAGTGTTGGAAAATCTAATCCTACGAATATAGTATTCGGACTCTGGGAAATGAATTCCAGGGGTCGAACCATTCAATAGCGATACTGTGCCAGAAGGCTTAATACTGGTCATACGAATCGAACGAGGAATACAAAGCCAGTTTGAATACTCTTCATCTAAATCCTGAACATAATCATACGCCTTATCGCACCAATCATAAATCTGGCGGCGGCCATGCTTTCCGAAAGCCTGCACAACACCAGATTGTGACAATCCAATCCTGCGATTCTTAAGCATGATTGCATTTGTTTCTGGCCAATGAGTATTAACCAACGTCACTGTCTTGCCATAGAGATATGCGATCTTTAGCGTCTTGAGATAATCATCATAGCCATCATGCTT